TAAACGATATTTATTCCTAATAAACTTCAGTTCTCTACTTTCTGTATCAAATACATGAAATCCTCTAGGATCATTATGATCATTCCAAGTAATCTCATATGGAGCTCCAAGATAATGAATGTTATCTTTACTTGACTTATGATGATAATGTCCGGAGCATACTACTTCGTATCCTTTAAAAATTTCTTTCGCAATACCATCCTCAGCATTGTAGCCCTCATACATAGCAAATCCAGCAACTTCTAAATGTCCGAATGCTACTTGTGCTTTAGAGCGTTTGATAAAATCCATTGTCTCTTCATAATTTTCCGAATTAATCCACGGAATTATATCAATTGAAGTATCTGGTCTTGGTAAATATATAGTTGACGGCTTAGCATAAATACTAACATTATCATAATGACCATAAAGTAAACTAGAGCTATTAACATTATTAGTATTTCTATAATAAGTGGAATGATTACCCACGATAGAACATAACTTAATATTATTATTTCTTAATTTATCAAAATAAAACTTCTTAACTTGATAAAGTGTATTAAAATTTACATACTTCCTTCTGTCGAATGTATCACCTAAATCAATAACAGTAGTGATATTATTTTCTTTCAAATATGGAAAGAATTGATTAGTATAAAATCTTTCAATATAATCTAAGAAATATTGACTATCTTGCTTTCCCCCGAAATGTTGGTCACTAATAAGAGCTACTTTCATAATTATATTCCTTAGTCCACTTAAAATAACACCTTGTGCATTCAAAAGTTTGTATTACTATATCACCTTTTCGTTCTATATCAAAACCACAATTCCTATGGTCATGGTCTGGTTCAAACTGCTTACATCTTTGACATTCTTCAAAAGACATAACATAATAATTATTCATCTGGTATATACCACCTTTGTTGAACTATCAAAACTTTCTTTCACTAAATAACTCCTTCAATATATTAATAATAACAAATCTTAGATTTTTAAACTCTTTCAATCTTCTTAAAGTATATGAAAACCACTTTTCTCCAAATGGAATATACAATATAACATTATATCCATCAGATAACAAGGAAGAACTTATATCCCTTCTAATCCCGTATAACAACTCGTAATGAGTCAAGGGGTTGCCTCGTTCCTTAATGAACTCAATAATGGTTTCATCGTGAGTTCCAAAAGCATGTACATTATTACTAGCTAGTAATTCCTGCGACATTCTTAAAAATGATTTAACTTTAAAATAGTCATTTTGATATGATATTCCTATTTTTTCTTTATAAGCTCCTTTAACTAATCTAATTGAAATACCTTTAGATATTAATTCTGGTAAATCATTAATAGTTCTGTAAAGATTACTTTGAAGAGCTATACCAATATTTGGATTATTCTCCCATACCCTCAAGCACATATCAATCGTATCTTGTGTTACAGAGGAATCTTCCATATCTAAACGAATAGTTATATTATATTGTCTTGCTTGTGATGTTATATTTGATAGTAATTTAAAACATATTTCTTTGTTTAGTTTTAATCCTAGTTGGGTGGGTTTGATAGATATATCAATAGGACCTGTCTTGAAAGGTTTTTTATAATATTCTATTATATCTAAATATTGTTTTTCTGCCTTTTCACAATCATTAATAGTTGTACTCAATTCACCAAGATAATCAATCGTTACTCCATAACCTTGTTCCCTTAAATTAGCAATAACTGGTTTAGCAGAATCAAAATCATGTCCTACAATAAATCTCCTCGCTAATGGATATAAAAGTCTTCTCACTAATGAATATAAAAGTTTCATTTCATAAAATACTCAAGTCTAGATTTTTTTTTTAGTTTCTTTGTTGGTTGAGGATTTTCAGCATACTTATCATGTAATTCTAAATAATTTTTAAACTGTTTAACCATAACATGACTATTGTCTTCAATATTTTCTAGCTGTTCTTTTAATTGTTCCTTTTCTATAATACGATATCTAATATGCATCTGTTTCTTTTCTTTTGTAATACGTCTAACATATGCATGATGTATAATCTGTGTAAAATAACTAAATGGGTTTTTTGATTTCTTTGGATCAAAATTATGTGCATACAACAAACAATTCTCAATTCCATCACTAACTAAATCATCTCTAAATGTATAATTAATAAAATTAGGTCGCCATGCTAAGTTTTCGGATATCTTTAAAAAACATTCACCCATAAATTCGGTTGATGGAGGATCCGGTTCATCTACTTCACGGGCATCAACAACTCGTTGTTTCCATTTTTTAATTTCTAAAAAAAACTTTTCGTTATCGACATAATGTTTCTTTTTATCTGTCATTTCCCTGTACTCCCAAATCCACCTTCACTGCGTTTAGTATTAGTTAATTCTAATACCTCTTCAATTTCTACCGTAACTACTGGGGCCATAACTAACTGCGCAATTCTATCTCCCTTTTTAACATAATATAAATGATGATCATGATTCTTTAAAATAACTTTAACTTCACCACGGTAACCGGAGTCAATAGTACCCGGACTGTTAAGAACTATGATACCGTGTTTAACTGCTAACCCAGACCGTGACCTAACTTGTACTTCATAACCTTTTGGTATCTCTAAAAATATTCCCGTTGATACAAGCTTCCAATTAAATGGAGTAATTTTCACATCTTCATTACTACATATATCCATTCCAGCATCACCTACGTTTTTATAACACGGCATTGGATTATCACTTATATTTTTAATTTTTAATTTCATTAAAAACCTCTAATTATTATTATGAAATATAACCATATAATGTTGTCATTAATGGTGTTTTAGCGGGAAAGGTATTAATACCTCCACATTCATTACACTTATAATCTAAATAATATTGTGAACCAGTAAAACCTTCCGAGCAATTAATTTGCGATGTTTTCTTGTTGCATTTGATGCAACAATATTTCTTCTTCATCGTTTTCATCGAAATATTCCTCCTGTTCAAGAATTATTTTTTTTTTATTCTTAATAGCAATTGCTTTCTTTTTTTCAAACCTATCTTTATTATTTTTTTTCCTACTTTTACTCATTTTCATATTCCTTATAATGGTAATAATGTATAATCATAATCAAACTTCTCCTTCAGATAAATATTCAGTCTTTCTTTCCAATGTTTCAATCCATAATTTTGATGTTTCTTCCAATGTAAATCATCTATAATATCATATAATACTGCTCGATTGTTTTTATCATCTAATCTTAATACACGACCAATTGACTGTAAATTTCTTACTTTTGCTTTATATGGGTGTGCAAAAATAAGAAATTGTAAATTTTTAATATTTACACCCGTTGATAACACACCAGAACTTGCAACAATGATTGCGTTCTTTTCTTTCTCGGTTGCCTTTCTAATAGCTTCTCTTTCTTCAACATCTGTTTCACCTGCTATAAAAAAGATTTGTCTATCCTTTACTTTTTCAAGTAACAGATTTAATAATACTTTCCCATGCTTTTCAATATAATTAAATAATATAAGAGTATTACCTTTCTGATCCAATGCTAAATTACAAATAAAATTATTACGCTTCCTATGTGAAACTATAAAATCTATCTCCTCTTGATATGTTGCTTTGGTTAACGCTTTACGTTCCTCCTCTGGATATTCTAATTGTAGACATTGTATATTTAGTTTGGAAATATGTTTCTCATCCATTAATTCCTTCGATGTGATCGCTTTATATGTTTTTCCAAACAATCCTTCAAGGACTAGTTTATGTGTTTTACAATCAGTCAATGTTCCAGTTGTACCAAATCTATATCTGCAAGAAGTCGATTTTTCTAATATACTTTTTAATGACTGTGCTGTTGCTAGGTGAGCTTCATCACCTACTATTAAAGAAAACTGTTCAAAATATTCTTTAGGTTGTTTATATAAGCTTTGCCAAGTACTTATATATATTGGTTGTTTTTCGTTCTTTTCCTTCCCCGAATATATTTTATGACATTGTTCCTCAACATTCCATTCATCGTGAGAGCTATAGTCGGCAAAATCACCATACATTTGTGTAACCAGATTAGTAGTAGGAACTATCACTAACATCTTATCCTCATCCAAAAACCTCTGATACCATCTCATTAATGCATATATAACTAAACTTTTACCAGACGATGTAGGAGATAACAATAATGCACGATCAGATTTAATACAATGTAAAAATGATGATATCTGATAATCTCTCGGAGTAATCTGTTTCCCTTTACAACAAAGATTCAAAGAATCAAAAAATTCTTTAATCTTATCTATATCACCTTCCTTCAAATGTTTTACATCTACAATATCAGTCTTTAATTGATATGAATGTTTAGATGCCCATTCTTTAAGATACGGTAGTAAACCCAGATATAATTGTCCAGTTTGTATATTGAATAATCTTATTTTTCCATCCCACATTCTTGCTCTTACTTTTGGATGAAATTGTGCGTTGGGAACTAAAAAGGAAAAATATTCATTCAACTCATATGCTATATGTTTATCACATGATAGTTGTAGGAATGTTTCATTTAATTTACCCGCAACAATCACGTCAAATCCCCTGCCAAAAATTTCCGCCATTTAATCGTATTACTGATATTGAAAGAAGCAGCTATAATCTTTTTTGCCGTTTCATCAATTAAATTAATCTTGTCTGTTTGTTCACCTACTCTATCTTTCATTTCTATAATTTTTGGGTCAGCATTTAAAAACATTTCCATATCGTTCTTTAATACTTTTAAATCAAACGGCTCTTTATCGTAAACATCATCATTTGCCTTGCCGGAATAGTAAAGCCATCTCTGTCGTAATAAAACATTATACTCACTTTGAAGAAAGCGTAGCACTTTCCGTTCATCAAAAGCGAGCTGGTGATATTTGTTAGCAAGTGTTGGAATAGATATAGAATACCCATCCAAATCCGTGCTATCAATCTTTACATCTTTTTCGCACATTATTTTAATTTCATTTATATTCATGCTACTATTATAACAAGACTAAAGGAAATATACAAGGAAGAAGTTATACCAGTTTACTTACGTTAAATGCACCTGTATATTTAAAGGTTGCATCAACAACAATAGGCTCTAGATCTGTAGTGTTTGTATCAAAATTTATAACTCCTAATGATACCGGAAATACATCTTTAAATACTATACTATAATTGGGGTTGGATTTATTGGTATGTATAATAATATTACAATCAGATTTAATAGCTAAATCTGTTTCATTATCATATTGTGTATATCTTTCCGGAAAACCTAAGGCATGTAACCAATTATAAATTTCTAGATAATTTTGTAAATCCTCATCAACAATAAACGATATATTTAGATCTTCAAATTCTAACACATCACCTTCTATTGGAATATTAGCAAAAGGTGTTGACTGGATAGTATTACTTAATGAAATACCTGGTATATTTACTCGTTGACAAAAATAATTAACATTAGGCATTCTTAGAAAGTTCGTTTCAAATGAAACAACATTCAATTGATTAAGATTCGTGGGTTGATTTTTTATGGCCATAAAATTTATCCTTGACAATTTACTATTATATATATTACACTATACTATATTTATAATATTTACACAAGGAAAAAAATGAAATTGAATAAACTAATTATCGGCTGGTTCATCTTCCTCCATCTTGGAGCCTTTCTAGTATTTCTCCCATCTACATTCTGTTGGTCAGCAGTTGGTCTGTTTGTCTTTATGTATTATTTAACAGCCAGTATAGGAGTCTGTTTTGGGTTTCACAGATATCTATGTCACAGAAGCGTATTCCTACCAAAATGGCTAGACTATTTTGTTGTATTTTGTGGAACACTTGCCTGTCAGAACGGTCCTCTAAAATGGATAGCACAACACCGAATGCACCATGAAGCATCGGATAGATCAAATGATCCACATAATGCAAGTCAAGGTTTTTGGTGGTCACATATTGGATGGATGTGTTATGATAGATATCGATTTGACAATAAAGCACGATTAAGAAAATATACTAAAGATATTAATGGCGACAAATTTTATCAATTCCTAGAAAAATATTTTGTTCTTATCCAAATAGCTTTAGGTGGTTTATTCTATTTAATGGGTGGTATCTCATGGGTTGTATGGGGAATCTTTGTAAGATTAGTAGTAGTCTATCATGTGACTTGGTTAGTTAATAGTGCTTGTCATAAATGGGGTTATACTAATTATAGAATAGCTGATAGATCAAAGAATACTTGGTGGGTAGCTTTACTAACATTTGGTGAGGGATGGCATTCAAATCATCATAAACATCCTAAAGGCTATACAACAAAAGTTAAATACTGGGAACTTGATCTAACAGGAATACTTATTAAAGCTTTAATAAAGCTTAATATTATATATTCAATAAAACCATTTAAGAAGTAATATTATATATGTATTACTTGATCCACCCAACCAACCACATACAAATTATACTAAAAAAAGAATAGCGATACAAGGAAGAAGTTGACTATTTGTGAATAAAAGTTAATGTCCCACAATCCCAATATAAGAGAAAAATATAGGGACCCGAAGGTCCCTATATTAAACTTAAATTACATCAAGTTGACAACTTTGACTTTTCTGTAGTACTGGTTACCAGTGCTAGTAGAAGTACCAGCTTGGTCAGCAGTAACGAATGGATTGTCAACAATTCCATATCGGGTTTTGAATCCGATTTTTGGTTGGAATGTATCCTCACCCATCGCTCTCACCATCTGCAACGGAACGTAAGGACAATAAAACATGCCTGCGTCGTAAGGACTAGAGCCCTTATAACCAACAACATAATGTTGTCCAGCTGCTGAACCGTAATAAGGATCAACATATACTTTCATACCATTCATTGTACCAACGAGGGTATTTGTATGTGCATCACCACTAGTCGCATGTCCTGTTTCTAGCATACCAGACATAGACAATGCAGAAGCAACGTCAGCGGAACAGATCAAAAAGTTACCTTTTCCACGACGCGTGTCGGTAGCAATCTCATTTCGATCTCGCTCAATCTGAAACATCAAACCTTTAAACTTCTCAACAGACCATCGGCCATTAGAATCCGTGTCAAGATCGAAAGTACCAGCAGCCGTAGTATTAGTAGCGGCTCCCCATCGTGCATTTTTATAAATGCGGCGGATGATTTCACGATTGATTTCAGCAAGGATTTCAGAAGAAAGAATATTTGACAATTCTGTCTCTGCATCCAATCCATGAACTGCTTTCAGGTCTTGAGCCAACTCCGTAGAATACTCAGCTTTCAAAGCACGTGACTTAGCTGTTACGGAAGTTTTGTCAATACTAAATGCCATTTCACCAAATGCCGTTCCACCAGTAGAACCATATGCTTCCATGTTAGCAGTAGTATCGCCAGCACCTGTTGTCCATGTTCCAGCAAACGGATTATTTGTTCCGTCTGTAGCAACATGAGTACCAGTACCAGAGAAATCTGTATCTGCTTCGTTATGAAGAGCTTCAGTTCCACCCTGCGTGGAATATTTAGATTTCATTGCGAAAATAAGACCAGTAGGTCCGTTCATAGGCTGAACACCACAAACATCATATGCCATCAAATGAGGCATTGCACGTCTAACCAGAGAAATCAAAATAGGATCCCAGGTATCAACGTGGCCATCTCCTGGCGTAGAAGAAGAAGCACCCATTGAGTTAGTCGGTGCTGCTTCTTTCAAGAAATTTTCTTGGTTTTCCAACAAACGCAATGTTACATCACGCTTATAAGAATCTTTAATTTCCTCAAGGTCTTTGTGCTCCATTACTGGTGCCCATTTTTCCTTGATGTTTTCAGATAAATACATTTGTATCTCCTTTAATTATTAATTTAGTTAAATTTTTGTGTTATCATTCATTCCATTATTTAGTTTATTGCTTTGATAAATTAGAAATAGCACTCATAATACTGTCCATACGTTCATCACTTTTTCCATCTGCAACTGAATTGTTAGTACCGGCTGTTTTCTTATTATCTGTTACTTCTTTTTTGTCTGACTTGAAATAGCTGTTCTTGATGATGTTCAGTTTTTCTTTATACTGTTCATCAGTATCGTACTCAACATCTTCGGTTAACTCAGCCAACTTCTCTACATCAGTATCAACCATTCCTTTGGAAATTGCTTTGAAAATACGATCAGCTTTATATGTATTTAATTCTTTCACGGTTTCCATATGCTTCTCTGTTTGTTCGTCAAGTTTTTCTTCCAATTCAGCAACTTCAACGACTAGATTTTCAAATACATCTTCCTTCTCATTAGGAACATCAATATAATGCTCTTCAAACAACTTCTTCAA